CGCAGAACCAGTCGAAACAATCGAAGTAATAACCCCAGAAATGATAAGATTAAAGGAACGGGAAAAAACAAAACGAAAAGGAATGTCAGAAGAAGTAGTCGAATTAATCCAAGACAAATATATGGAGATGACTGATGAAGAACTAAGAGGAGCAATTGCAGATAAACACGGAGCATTTTTCCAAGTTGACAAAATAAAAGCATATCGTGAATCTAACGGAATGGCAAGACCAGAAGGATGGAACCCAGATGATTTCAAAGACTCGGAGGAAGACCTATGAAACTAAACTTATTGCCAGGAGTACCCCCAAAGGTCATAATGGCAATATCAGAAAAAAACAACTATTTGGCAAAAGTTGTGAAAGAATCACACACCACAATCGCACACGCCACGAAAATCATGAATAGGCTAGAAGAATGCAAACTCTTAACAAAAACAAAAGACGGAAGAAAAATGATAATCAAACTAACAAACAAAGGACTAAAACTCCAAGAACATCTAAACGCAATCAAGAGTTTAATATGATGGATTACGCAGCCGAACAAGTATTCTGGGAAATGGCTACATGGCTATTATTCGCATTAGGAATAAGTATTTTGTATAAGATGTTTTGGAAACCTGCACCAAAAACAATAGTCCAACCAATGCCAAAGAAAATCGTTAGGGTGATAACACGATGAGTTGTAATTGCAAAAGAATAAAGAGAAACTTCCCATTCGGAAAGAAGTCATCACCAAAAAGACATTGCAAAGATTGCGGAGAAATAATCACAGCTAAACAGATTAGGGATAGAAATCCAAAAAAGAGATGATGAAGAAAGGAAGATTTAAATGTGATAAGTGCAGGCTTTGGTATTTCTGGACTCAAAATAATCAAGGGAAATGTCCAACGTGCTATCCAAGAAAACAATTAGAAACTCAGAAGGTGAAGAAGAAATGAAAAAACTCCAAATCGAATACGTACAGATTGAGAACATAGTCCCATACAAAGATAATCCAAGGAAATCCCCGAAAGAAACATTTAAATAGTTTTATTCCGTGGGTTTCACATGGGCGAGTATTATCAAAAAAACAAAGAGGAGATATTAAGAAAAAGAAAAGAATATCGTGATAAAAATCCGGAGAAAGTCAAGGAATGCAAAAGACTATCAAGATTAAATCATTTAGAAAAGAACAAACAGAGAGACAAGGATTATTATCAAAAGAACACAGAGCAAGTAAAAAGTAGGGCTGGGATTTATTATCAAAAAAACAAGGACAAGATACGATTGAAAAACAAACAAAACAGGACTGAACTTTCCAAAAAGGCAATTAAAAATTATCACTCAAATCCAGATAGAAAGAAAAAAACAATCATGAGGTCAGCATTAAACAAAGAATTCGAAAGAGGGAACGTAAAAAAGGAAAAATGTGGAATCTGCGGAGTAACAGAAAATTTAGAATTTCACCACGAAGATTACAACAATCCAAAGAAATACAAAGTTTTATGTAAACGACATCATTTAGAAGAACATAAAAACATCAAACAAAATCCGAAAATGGAGAGCATATTTGAATAATGGCAGAAAAAAAAACACCAGAGATTGAAAGAGAAATAGGAAAGTCCATGAAGAAAGAGGAAGGAAAGTTAATCCGACTAAAACTCAAAGACATTAAGCCATACAAGAACAATGCTAAAATCCACACCGAAAAACAGATAGGCAAAATAAGAGATTCTATTATAAGTTTTGGATATAAAGACCTAATTGCCGTAGATGAGAACAATGTTATCTTAGAAGGTCACGGAAGGCTCAGGGCACTGTATATGATAGACATCACTGGTTATAAGGAGATTCAAGTATGGCAAATAACAGATTTTAACAAATCAGAGAAAAAAGCCTACAGAATAGCGCACAATAAACTAACAATGAGCACAGATTTCGACAATGATATACTAAGCGGAGAATTTAACGAACTAGAAGACACAGATAACTTTAACGATACAGGATTTGACCAAAAAGAAATAACAGAAATATGGGACGAAGTAAACCCAAAAGAAATAGTAGAAGATATTATTGAAGTCGGAGCCTACGAACGAGCAAAAAACAAAACCAGCATAAAATTAGGAGAAATCTGGCAATTAGGAGAACATAGGCTAATGTGTGGAGATGCAACAAATAAAGAAAATGTTGACAATCTGATGAAGGGAGTTAAAGCAGATATGGTGTTCACTGACCCACCTTATGGACTTGGAGGCTATGGCGGACGTAATAATATGGAATTAAAAGGAGATGATGGTAACGAGGAGACAATACAGAAATTCTATGATTGTATCCCCATGGATGTTAAGGAGATTTATATCTGGGGAAATTACAAAAACTTAATGAACAACATCAAACAAGATCCAAGAGATGTGATAGTGTGGAAAAAGAATAATTTTGGATTGGGCAAAGGTTACAGGGGACAGTACGAACTTTGTTTTTATTATGGTGAATTTAATGGAAGTGATTCTGATGTTTGGGAAATATCCAAAGATACAAAATATGAACATCCAACCCAAAAACCAATCGAATTATGCGCCAGGGCAATAAAGAACAGCCAACCAAAAACAATCTTAGATATATTCGGTGGCTCAGGCAGTACCCTGATATCATGCGAACAACTAGATAGAAAGTGCTATATGATGGAGTTAGACCCAGTTTACTGTCAAGTTATCATAGATAGGTGGGAAAAATTCACAAATAAACAGGCAATCAAGATATGAAAATTCCACAAAAGTCCACAAAAAAGCCAAGATTGACTCCCAAACAAAAACTATTCCTAGAAACATTCATTAAGAAGATGGGCCATATAACCGAAACTTGCGAAGAAGTTAAAATTGACAGAAAAACTTATTATAATTGGATAGAACAAGAATTATTCAAAAATAAACTAAACGAATCAATGGAGCACTTCAACGACTCAGTCCAAAGGAGAATATTAAAATTAGCAATGAAAGATGATAAAGATATGCTTAAATTCTGGGCTAAAAATCTAATGAAACACAGGGGATGGGTAGAAAAACAAGAAATAGAACACTCCGGGGAAAGTGGACCTAATGTTTTTAATATAATTGTCAAGTCTGTGGAGGAAATTAAGAATGAAAAGTTTAACAATCAGCCCAAAGCAAAATGAGATGTTTATTGCTCTTGAGGATCGTGAGCATACCGAAGTATTTCTAGGAGGCGCAGCCGGGGGAAGTAAGTCGTTTACACTTTGCTTATGGCAAATCATGAGAAGGATGAAGTACAAAGGTTCAAGAGGGTTTTTGGCCAGGGCCAGACTTAAAGATTTGAAGGCATCAACATTATTGACATTTTTTGAGGTGTGTGGAATGTTAGGCCTGAAATTAGGAGTAGACTACAAATACAACGCACAAACAGGAGTAATTATATTTAGTAATGGAAGCGAAGAATACCTAAAGGATTTATTTTTATATCCATCGGATCCTGATTTTGTTTCGCTTGGTTCGACTGAGTACACAGATGGAGCAATCGATGAGATGGGAGATATAACACCACAGGCGTATCAAATTATGAGAAGCCGAATCAGGTTTAAATTAGATGAGTTCGGATTAATCCCAAAGATGGCCATGGGAAGCAACCCTTGTAAAACATTTATTTATGGAGATTTTTATAAGAAGTGGAGAGATGGAGAATTAGAATTCTACAAAGCTTATGTACAGGCAGGGGTTTATGACAATCCATTCATATCGGACCATTACATAGAGAATTTAAAAAAGCTAGACACAAAGAACCGGGAGAGATTATTAAACGGGAACTGGGAGTACGATGACGACCCAACAAAGATATTCGATTATGATTGCATTATAGATTTATTCACAAATGACGCAAAGAGAGGAAGGAAGTATTGCATAGTTGATCAGTCAGGGTTTGGACGGGATAGTTGTATTGTGTCTATTTGGGACGGTTTGTTTGTTACAGAGATTTTAAAATTTGAAAATGGGGTGTCAGCTTTTGGAATAAAAGATAAGCCAGGAATGAAAGATGAGATTGGATTGGATGAGATACTAACATCCAGGAAGATACCAAGAAGCAGGTGTCTAGTAGATGAGATCGGTGTGGGGTTCGGCCTAAAGAAAGCTATGCCAGAAATTATTGGATTCGTAGCAAACGCGGCACCATTAAAAAAAGAAAAGAAAACTACAGATGATGAGGGCCTAGACAATTACAAGAATCTGAGAAGCCAGTGCTGGTTCGAATTAGCAAATCATGTTAACTCGGGATTGATAGGGATTTATAGAAATTTGCCAATTAATATCAAAGAGTTATTAATTGAGGATCTGGAAGTTATGAAGCAAATGGATTCAGACAAGGATTCAAAGATGAGAGTTATAACAAAGAAAGAATTGCATGATACGGCAGCGCTTAGCAGATCCACAGATGTTGGGGATTGTCTGGTAGGAAATACCAACGTATTAACCACAAATGGATATAAATTCATTAAGGATATTAATATTGGAGAAAAGGTAATAACTCCATATGGAAGCAGGAAAGTTTTAGAAGTAAAAAGGAAGAAATCAAAGCAAATTGTAAAAATAAAATTTAATAATGGTAAGGAAATTTATTGCACACCAAATCACAAGATTTATCTAAATGATAGTTTTAAAAAGGTTAAAGCCCTTAAGATGAGAGAGTACAAAGGAGAGATATTAAACACAAAAAATTTATTAAAATGGAGAATAAAGAGATTATTTACAAAGGAGAAAGATACAGGCTTTTATCCAGTGGAAGATATTATTACAAGAAAAGAAATGGAAAAATCGAAGCATTGCATAGAAGAGTTTATGAGGATTCAACAGGAAGACCAATCCCTAAAGGATACTCGGTTCACCATATTGACGGAAACCATTTCAATAATAATCCAAAGAATCTTACAATCATTGAATCATCGGAACATCAAAGGATTCATGCAAAACAAAATATCAAAAACATTAAAAAAATATGTGAATTCTGTAAAAAAGAATTTATTGACAAAAGTGTACACCAATGCGGTAAATATTGCTCAAACAAATGTTTTCAAAACGCAAAGTATAAAGAAAAAAGATATTTTGAAAGAAGAAATTGTTTATACTGCGGAAAAGAATTCAGCGTCAAAAAACAAGACTCAACCAAATGCTGTTCAAGAAGTTGTGCTGCTAAGCTTATGTGGGGAAATAGACGTTTATGATTTAAAGGTTCAAAAAGACCATTGTTATTATGCTAATGATATTCTTGTTTCTAATTGCTTAATGATGAGAATGTACTTCGAAATAAACCCAAACGAATCAGCATGGACGTTCCCCGGACCAATCGAATCAGTAGATGAAGAGAACAAATTAAAAGTTTATGGAGACTCAAATATTAAAACAAAAATAGTCGATGGAGTAGAAAGAAGAATGGTTGGAGACAGAATAATCATAGAATAGTTAATTTTAAAAAGGAGAATAGACAAGTATATTTAAGAGAAAACGAATGAAAGGAGGTTAAAATGAATAAAGAAAAAATACAATACAAGAACACAGAGAAATTTACTCCAGAAGTAATAGGTGAGGTTTTAGAAGTCCAAGTAAAATATGGGCTTACAGCCGATAGTCTACTCAAAAAAGCGAGTAAAAAATCCAGTTCGTTATATGAATTTTTTGATTGGGATAATTCTTCGGCAGGAGAAAAATGGAGACTTCAACAAGCTAGAGTTCTTATCAACGAAATAAAAATAATAGTTGATGACAAAGAAATGTATGCTTTCGAGAATGTAAATGTTAGCATAATAGAAAAAGAATCTTCTTCAAGAGAATATAAATCCATAGTAGAAATAATAAATAATGCAAATTATAGGCAACAGCTTATTCAAAGAGCATTATTTGAAGCAATATACTGGAAAAACAGACATTCCGAACTAACCGAATTAAATCCTATATTTTCTTTAATAACAGAAATAAGTGAAGAATGGCAGAGCAAAAAATAAACGTAAAAAAGTTAGAGATTGGAATAATTAAGGTTACGATAATTGGTGATTCACCATATATGCCAGAGCCAATGGATATGGCTGTCTTAGAAAAGTATAATAAGATTAAATCTAAGCAGAATTATGACAAGGATTATTTATCGGAAGAAGAAAAAGTTAAGGCAAAGTTCTATTATACCGAAGATGAAGAATTGGGAATCCCAGCAAGGGCTTTTTATAACTCTATGATTCGTGCATCATCATACTTGTTCGATATAAAGCAAGGTGGTATGAGAAACATAAAGGAAGGAATAACTATTAAGGGATATATTCTACCATTGAAGTTTAAGGATCAAAAAGTCTTAACTCACTGGGGAAGAACATCTGGAATGAAAGGTTCACCTAGAAAGATTATGAGAAATGCTTTTTATGATTGGTCTGTTAAATTAGTTATTGAATACAATAAAAATAATTTATCAGCAGAACAGATTATAAATGTTTTAAACTGGGCAGGGTTTCATATCGGCGTTGGTGGATTTAGAAAAGAAAAAACTGGGAACTTTGGAAGTTTTCACATAGATTTTAAATAAGAGTTTTATTTTTTAAACTCTACAGGATAGGGAAGGTAAAAACTTCTTTATCTTATGAGGCGAGGCGAGGCTTGGCGAGGCTGGGCGAGGCATGGTATGGCGAGGCGTGGCAATGCAAGGTAGTTAGTCTTTAATCTTTAAAAGACATCATATTAAAACAAAAATAATTGACGGGGTAGAAAGAAGAATGGTTGGAGACAGGATAATAATAGAATAGTTAATTTTAAAAAGGA